TCATTTGGTGTCTCGGTGGGCGTTGATGATCAGGTCGAAGCGTTCAAGCAGCGCGGTGTTTCCGGAGAACTGTCGGTCCAGTACCGCCAGCGCAAACGCACGGGCCTCGGCAGATTCGGCGCGTAAGCGCCGGATCTCGCCAAGCAGTCGGTCGATGTCTGCATCGATCTCCTGCGTTTCCGCGTTCCCTCGACGGGCCTCGCGGCGAGCGCGGATGTCATCGATGCTGATCATGTGAGGCGTTTCCTCCGCGCGATTTCTCGGTCGAGATACCAGCGCGCCTTCTCTAAGTCCTCCAACGGAGAGCCTTTGTGATCGGCGCGTGCGATATACTTTATCGTGTTGCCGAGGCAGAACCCAAGGTTCCAATCCTCAATGACGTCAATGGCTTCAAGCACACCTTGGTTGTAGTGCGCGGGGTGGTCGACGCGGCTCATGGTGCTGCTTCCAATGCGGCGACGAGGGCTTCGGCTTCGGATGCAGCGGCGGGAAGCACGATAGCGGCGAAACACTCCGACCCGACTCTGGCCCCAACCCCCCAGCCGGAGTTGGTATGCACCGAAGACGCGATGCAATCTGTGCCTCGGCGCGGCTCCCACGCCTCCCGCACCAGCGCGAGCAGACAGCCGAGCGTGGCAGGGTCATCCAGGTCAGGCGCCTCGCCTTCGTTCGGGTCGGCGTAGACAGCGACACGCTGTCCTCGGTCTACCCAAAGGTCAGAGCCGAGACACCGTGCTCCGTGGCTCGTGAGCATCCCCGGCATCCACCTCCAGCCCCGGCACGCGACGGCACGGCGGGCGAGTTCGATCTGTTCTTTGGTCATTCGATCTCCTCGGCATAGCCGTGAAAGGCGGGGACGACCTCAACCTTGACGGTCACACGCCATTTTTTGCCGTCAGGGTCCGTGACGACGGCGCGCATTTCGTCGGGGTAGTCGTGATCGGCGTGTCGGTGCTCGGCCCACACTTCCGCTGCCTGCTCCGCGTCCTGCGCCCATTCGTCCCCAAAGCCGGGGCGCGCGAGCACGCGGTAGACGCTCGGATATGCGTCGTGCTCGGTGTCCGCGTCGACGACCTCGTAGTAGGTCGGTTTGACGGCCTCGATTCCGGTAAAAGTCAGGTAGCTCATGGTTTCCAATACTCGTACTTTTCGCAAAGGTGGGCGAACACCGCTTCGTCGGCTACGCCTCCCTCATCGTCCTTCGGTTGGGCGGCGTACCACTCACGCGCGGCGAGCACGGACCCGTCACAGGTACACGCCGCTCCCGAAAGGGCGTAGCAACCGAAACGGTTGCCGCCCGCTTGGTGCCAAGAGATGTCGGTCCCTTGCGGACCTTCGCTGTTTCGGTGCCCGACGTAGCGCCCCGTGTGGACCGTGAAAGAGACGGCGTAGGGTAGATCGCCCACCGCGTAAAACCAGCGTTCGGCGTCCTGCCCCGTCTCGTCGCGGAAAATCCGCGCCGGGAAAATCCACTTCCGGTGTCGGAGCCCGTCGCGCTCGTAGTCTATGCACGGGGTCACTTGTGTTCTCCGCGTTCGATTCGGTCGGCGTGTAGGAGCAAAATCCCGCGTCCTGCCGGGGAAAGCGACGGAACGCCGCGCTCGGTTGGGTGCGGGGCGTTCGCGCGCTCGCGGAGGTAAGCCACCACGGCGGCGCGTTCAGCTTCGTAGCCACGGCGCGTTCCGGCATCGTATCCCTCGTCGTAGGCGTGCTCGTTGTCGAGCAGGCGCTCGGCGTCCCGGTCGCGGAGGTCGGCTACCTCGGCGCGCAGGCGCTCCACCTCCGCACGAAGGTGCGGGACGCAGCCACAATGCTGCGATGAACCACCGTCTATTTCGGCTTGGATGCAGTTCATGGCTCCCCCTTCCGGTGCTCGCCCTGCCGGATAGCGTCCACGAGCGTCCACGCTCCTCGCCCACCCTGCCGCTCCAGCCACGCCACCATGGCGGCGCGCTCACGCTCGACTTCGGCGCGCAGGCGCTCCACTTCGGCACGGAGCTTTGTGTTCTCCTCGGGAGTCCAAACGTGCGCAGGCGCCGTCCCGTCATCGCCGGCAGCGACAGCTTCGACTACCTCGATGTCCTCCCGCTCCACCCATGATGTGACGGAGAAGCCGTTGGTCGCAAGGTCGTCATTCGCAGGGTCGCCGTCGTCCACGCGCGCCGTCCCAAGGCAGGCGCCCATCGTAGGGACGACGCGCACAGTCCCGTACAACCACGCCTTCCGCGTGCAAGAAAGGAACCGGCACCGCGCGCCCACGGTAATGAGCTTCCCGTTCCTGTCCGTCATGGCTTTACCTTCCAACGGTGGTCGCCCCGCTCGATGGCGTCCGCGAACCACCAAGCAGGTGCCGCGTCCCGCATCAGGTAGTCCCGGCGCAGGTGAGCTATGATCAAAGCCCGCTCGCTTTGAGCAGAGCTGACGCACTCGGCGCGGAGCTTTGTGTTCTCTTCGGTCAACTCTTGCAAGAGCTTGATGCGATCCTCATCCATTGCGGGCCGCCTTCTCGCGGAACGCGAGGCGCATCTGCTTGTTCTCGGCGCGTACTTGTTCCAGCCAGTACATGCCCTCAATGAGCAGCCGCTTGAGTTCATCCTCGGGTGTCTCGGGGCGGTTCTTCACCCGCCACGCCAGCCGACGCATGACACGCTGCGCCTTGTCGATGGCGGGGCACGTCCAGCCTGGGGGCTGCGCCGTGACATGGTTGGTCGCTTCGCGTGCGGCGAGGCCCGTAAGGTCACTGTGCATAGATACTCCTAAGGCCACGGCAGAATGCGCCGAAGCGCAGCGGCAAGCAAGTCGAGGAATCGGTCGAGCATGTGCTCTCTTATGAGTACCTTACCGGAGCGTCAAGCCTCTTTGAGATTTCTTCCGACGCTCGCCTCGGCAGTGAGCGGAACTTCCCAGCCTGGGACCCGCACCGTCATGCACTCCTCGACGATCTTGCGGAGCCGTTCCAACTCCTCGGGGAGGGGCTCGTTCTTGGTCGGCTTCCACTTCTCCAGTCCATTCGGCGCCGCGATTTCCACCGCCACCGAGTCGTGGCACTGGTGGATGAGGCCGAGCTTTCGCGCGTGGTCCCACGGGAACGCGGCGATGAGTGCCTGCTCGGCAAGCCGCATCAACGACGCCTCGGCAGCGAGGATGGGGAAGTTCACCACTTCGTTCTTCTTTCCGTCGGAGAGGCCGCCCGAGCGCCGGCCAAGCACCGGCTCCTCCATGAAGCCCTGGTGCCGATACAGATGAAGCATCGCTTCCCAGGCTTCCATCCACTCCGGCTCGTTCTTGAGCCACGTCTCGTGGAAGTGGCGCACCTCTTTCGAGGTCATGCCGAGGTAGGGCATCTCGCCGCTGTCTGCCTCGGTGGCGGTCAGCACCTGCCAGACCGTCATCGGATCGGCCCAATAGATGCAGTTGTGGACGAAGATGCCTGACGCCAGCGCGAAGTTGTGCGCCTCATGGTCGACGCCGATATCCCAGACTTCGTGCTCACCGGCAAACTCGATGCACTCGACGATGTGGTTCGGGAGCGTGTCGGTCTGCCCTCTCCAGTACGCAGGAATGTCGCGCGACTTCCGGTAGTATCGAACCGCCTGCTCGGTCACGTCGGCGCGCTTCGCTACGTCACGATCGTGTTCGTGTCCGATGAACTCCACGAACGCGTCCAGCTTCGACGTGAATCGTTTGCCCTCGTTCGTGGTCTTTCGCAGCTTGCCGTTGCGGCGCATCGCCTCGGATGCCGCCTGTCGCCACTTCTCGGATCGCTTCCGCCCCTCAACGAGCGCAGCGTTCATCTCGGCGTGCTCCAACGCCCACATCGCCCGAGACGCCTCGCCATAGGCTGCGGTACGGTCAGGTGTCCAGTGGTGCTTGCTGTGCTCGCTGGCGGTCATCCCTTCGAGGTTATCGGGGTGGTTGTTGTCCTTGGCGCCGTCCTTGTGATGGACGTGCGCGTGTCCGGGTAGCACCCATCGGTGCTCCAGCGCACGGCTGTTGTCGTTGAACGGATCGAGGTAGCGATAGCCGGTCTTCGGGTGCGTCCACCGCTTGAACGGCATGAGCCGATCACCGGTGCGCAAGTCTTGAAGCTCACGCCACGAACCGTCGCGCAGCATGAACTTGTGGTCGGGCGTGAACGTCTCCGTCCACCGCTTCCGGCCGTCGCGCATCGTGATGGTCATGCACTTGCGCACACCAACCTTGGTCTTCTGGATGATGCGCGCGGGGACGTATTGCGCCCCGTCCCAGCACCACGTCCAGTCGACACCGGGCTCGATGTCTGCGATGCGCTTGTGGCCTTCGGGGCCGAGGGTAGCGACGAGAGTGTCTTCCACCGCGCAAGCATAACGGAATGTCTTCATGATGTCCCGCATCGCTTTCGCCATCCCGCCGGCGGGCTTGCGATACAGACTGAATCCCTCCGGACCCCAGCCGTCGGCGTTCTTGAACTTGTCGCCGAAGACGTTGTACGAGAGCGTGTTGTGCGGGTCTTTCCCCTCACTGAAGCATTCCAGTAGAAGCGGGATACGCCAGTAGTTCGCCGTGATGCGGAGGTGCGCTTGGTCGAGGTCAGCCCCGATGAGCAGGTGCCCCGGCTCCGCAGCGAAGAGGGTCTTGAGCTTGCCCTGCCCCTTGCGGCTGCCGATGTTCTGAAGGTTCGGGCCCGACGAGGAGAGCCGGCCCGGCGCCGTGACGTGCGCGTTCCACGTCGAGCGCACCCGCCCGTCGGGATGCCAGATGACGCCCTTCTTCGGGTCGTGCGCCGTGAGGTTCAGCGGCAGAAGCACGGTGCCGAGGATCTTGTTCTTCTCGCGCCGGTACAGGCGAAGCTCGCGCACGAACGCTTCTTGGTCCGGGGTTAGCCGGCCGCCAGCCAGATGACCGCGGAGCACCTTGTCGCCGGTGCCCGGCATGCCGGATGCCGTGTAGAAGTCGCGCGCCTCCATGTTGGGTGGGATGCCGAGCTTCCACTCCTCGTACAGCAGGTCGCGGATTTGGTCGGCGCTGCCGGGCTTCACGCCCGCCACCTCCTCCCCGTCGTCGTTGGCGCCCGCGCTCTTGAGGTCGAGGCTGCTTAGCCCGACAGCCGCCGCCAACTCCGAGAGCCGCTTCTCCCGCTTCACGACGCTGGCGCGCGTCTCCATCTCCATCTTGAAGCGCGCCTCTTGGTCGACGTAGACGCCGATCTTGTGGAGGTTGACGCACATGTCCTGCGTCGCATGGTCCAGCTCATGGAGGTCCCAGCGTCGCTCGGCCCAACTCTTGGGGCGCAGCGCTTCGGGCAGGTCGCGGAACGCACCGGCTTCTTCCGCCGCATCCATGAGCGGCACGACGATGCGCGCGTTCACCGATGAGTCGGTGCAGTTGTAGGCGAGGCGGTCCCAGTCATCGACGTTGCCGAAGGCGAGGCTCTCACCCTTCTCGGTCGTCTCCCAGCGGTCGACGTCGGTGAGGACCGAGCCGACCACCTTCAATCCCTTGGGAAGTTCAGGAGCCCTGAACCTTGCTGCAAAGAGCGTGTCGATGATGGGCATGGGCGTGACGCCCAGCCACTGCTCGACGACCTGCCGGTCGTAGTAGCCGGCGTTGTGCCCGACCTTTACCTTTGACGTATCAAGGAAGAAGCGCCGCAGGATGTCGAGGATACGGGCTTCATCCGCCGGCTCGTAGTACCGGGTCGAGCCATCGCCGCTTAGGATGTTGAGGCCCATCACCTCGCAGCGCACCGCCTCCTCTTGGCCTTCCCGCAGCGCGCGGCCCTCGGCGTTGAGGTCGGGGTGTGCGATGGCGATCGAGCGGACTTGGCAGACCATGGACTCAATGCCGTCCGTCTCCAAGTCGTAGGCCCAGAAGGGCGAGGCCCGCGCCAGGAACGCTTCCAGGACATCTGGGGATGGATTGAAGGTACGCACCGGGTCGGTCCACCGGAGGCGCCCAGAGAACCAGCGGAGGGCCTTCCCGAGGTCGGCGTGCAGGACGTGCCGCCAACCCGGCGAGCGCTGCACGAAGTTCGGGTGCAGGATGGGGAACACCTTGCGCACCGCGCCGTCCGGCACCGCCTCGCCGGCGAGCGGCGTCTCGAGCAGCGCGCCATAGTTCTCGTCGACCCACACCGGTCCGCCCCGCAACGAGAAGATGCTCTGCGCTTTCCCGGTTAGCGAGTTGGCCGCGACTCGTCCCATTGCAACGATGTTTTCGTAGGCATCGGTTTCGGCCAATAGACGAGGCCGGCAGCATGTGATAGGGTCGGGGAGCACGGGGAGCCCCTGTGCAAGACGGCGCCGGTTCGCCTTGTCGAGGGCCTTGGTCATCTTCTCCCAGGCATTCGCCTGTGCGCCGGCCGAGCACGCCACGACATGCGTGAGGTCGACGTCGCTGCGCTTGAAGCCAACGGCGAGGAGCGCGTTGTTCCACTCGGCGCCCGACCGACCCGACAAGGGCCGCCCGTTGTTGGCGTCCTCGACGTGCGGCATCTCGGCAACGGCGAGGATGGTCGCGCCGGTATGCTTCTCCGGCGGCACGGGCTGCCAGTGCCCGTCCCGGTACTCGCCCTTCGGGCCGAGCGGACACTCGTCGCAGCGGGCCCCGCAGGTGCGTGGATCGTAGCTCATCGGTTGACCGGATAGAACACGACGACGGCACTCGGGAACGGCGCGCTGTTCGTCGCCGTACCGAACTTGAGCCGACCGCGGATGAACGTCACCTTGCCATGCGCGATGACGTAGTCGTGCCACCACGACGTGTCGGTGCGCGCCGGCAGGAGGCACACCACCGTTGCACCCTTCTGGCTCTCTTCGTACGCCTTCCTGACCCAGCGCCCGATCTCACGTCCGTAGGGCGGGTTCATCCAACAGCGATACGGCGCCCACTCCTGCGCGAGGCCATTGTCCTCGGCGTTGAAGTAGCGATCACACTTCGCATTCGTATGGTCGGCGCACACGTCCAGCTCAAACCGGAAGTGCGCGTCCCACTCGTTGAAGAACCAGCGCGGCGTCGCCCACTGGTCGGTGGCCGACGAAAACATGACATCGGTGTTCATGCGGTAGATGTATCTCTACCGCAGCGTCAAGTCAACGCTACTTCTTCGAGGCGGCGTCGGATTCACGCGCCTTGTGCTTGAGGCTCTGAAGGTACTTGTAGTAGTCGCCCTTCTCCTCAACCCCAGGAGGCGGACCCTTCTTGTGCTCCAAGGGAGCCGGCGGGGGCTGCTGCGGAACCGGGGCGTTGAGAGGCTTCGTCGCCATGGAGACTCCTACTTCTTCTGGCCTTTCAGGGCCTTCGTGACGCCGGGCAGTTCCGGAGGAATCACCCGAGGCTGCACGCCGTAGCGGCTCAGACCCTCCATGTCTTCCTTGCGAGCCGATGCGCGCATCTTCTCGAGGAGGGCGTGGTAGGTCTGCTCCGCCGAAGCCATGCTACATCTTTGCCGGGCCGGCAGAGTACCGCTGCTTGAGCAGGTAAATGTCGGTCAGGTGCTTGGTAGAAAGGCCCGAGAGGAAGTTACCAAGGCCGCCCGGATAGGGGCAGTCGCTTCCTTCCACTTCGGCGTTCGCCTTCTCGGCAAGCTCCATGATCATCTCGGCAATGGCGAGCGGGCTCTGGCCCTTCGCCACGCTGTTGATCTTGTCCGATGCCATGGCCCACGCCTTGATCGGATCAAGCTTGTCGGCGCCGTAGTGCCCGGCGATGATCTCGGCGAGATCGTCGATGTCCTCGGGCATCGCACCGTAGAGGCGCTCAAACAGAAGGTGGTCGCCGTACTGGGGCTGGCCCTTGGCCTGCCAGTGAAGCGTCCAATACAGGTGATGCGCGGCGCGCAGACCGGCCCAAAGTTCAAGCAGAACAGGAAGCATACGGATTCCCCGAACGTCACAAGCCTACATAGATCGGCGCAAGTAGTCAATGCGCCGCTACAAGATCTACGGCTTCTTCGCGGCGGCGGGTGCGGTAGGCGCCGCCTTCGCATCCGCTTCCATCGCTGCGTATGTGCGACGCGTCTTGGAGTCGGCGGGCAGTGATCCGTACTTCGCTTCAAACTCCGCGAGCGTCGGAGCATATTGCTGCTTCAACAGGCTGGGGCTGACCATCGGAAGGCTGTCCGGATGAATCTGATCAAGGGGTCGCGCGTACTTTTCGACTCGGTCGGACTCTTCTTTTTGCGCGGCTCGACGCATAGCGTCTTTCTTCTCGTCGTAAGTCTGGTCGGCCATTGCAGTCTCCAACATCAACGATGTTATCATAAAAAGAACGCCCCGCCACAAGGGCGGGGCCGAGCTTACGTTCTCGCCGGGCATTGGCTGCGGGAGGGGGTTCCCGCAGGCCCAGGTCTACGATTCCCTCGTCAGGGACTTAGCGAGCGACGCCGACCGAGGGCGGCGGGGGCAGGCGAAGCCCACCGGCGGGAGCCGGGGCCACGCTCTGCACCGGCGCGCCAACCGAAGCGGAGGGCGCGGCGGGGATTGCGCCCGGGATGCTCGGCGCGGCAGCGCGGGGGGCGCCACCGTTGGCGGCCGCCACCGGCTTGGCGCCGGAGGCCACGGCCTTCTCGTACTGATCCTTGGTCAGGAACTTGTTGATGCGGGCATAGCTGCCCTGCACGCCCTGCTGACCAGGAACGAACTCGACGTACGCCTTGCGTCCGCCGTTGGTGGCGGACACAAACCACGCGTCGCTGATCTCGCCACCCTCGATCTCCTCGTTGGTGAACCCGAACGAAGCGAGGATGGTCTTCAGCGCCGCAATGCGGCCCTTGAAGCTCTTCTCGGGGAGGCCGTCCACCGGGAGGTGAACGAACTCGAACATCTTGAACCCGTTGGGGAACTCGACGTGGAAGCGACGGGCATCGGCCTTGTCGCCCTGCTTGTACTCAACCTGAAGGCCGGTGACTTCGTAGTAGCCGGCTTCGGGCTGAGAGGAACCGAGGGTGGAAACGCCCTTGAAGTGGGCGCCGCTGATGTTGAAGGACATGATGATCTCCTACTCTTTCTTGGGTGTTGGTCAGTTGAGGGGGGCCGAGGTCGAGCTATTGAGGAAAGGAGGCGCAGGCACGCCGCCGCTCTTCTTCGGCTCTTTCTCGGGCGTAAGGTCGAAGAGGCTCTTCGCCTTGCGCTTCAGGAACGTAGCGCGAGCAATACCATCCTGGCAAGCCCACCGAAGATGAATCTGTTGCGTTCCGTCGGAGAACCGCGGATTGCTTTCCGAGATCTTCTTCAATGAGCCGAGGACATCGCCGGATTCTACGATGAGCTGCGCCAACTCGTCTGCGACATCGTCCTGCCACTCCAGCCCCGCGACACGCGCGAGGGAGTAGCCGCCGGCCGATGCGCGGAGAATCTCGCGCAGGTTCCCAGGGGTCTTGGTCCAGCACACACCGGTACGATCTCCCGTGACCCACTCGGGGTTCGTCGGATCGCAGAAGTAGGTGCCGGGAAACCACGGGTCGGGGTAGGTCGAGTCGACCATCGCCCGCACGTTGATGTCGCACCAGGACGGCAGCGTCTCCACCTGATTGCGGCTCGGCACGTTCGGACCGCCGGGGCAGAAGAACCCGTCGGCATTCGTGCCGGGCATGCGTTCGTGGAAGGTGAAGGCGAGATGCACGCCCATGTGCCGCGCCAACCCCGAGAGCATGAGAAGGTACTTGTTCAACTGCTGGTAGGCGTAGAACTTGTCCTTCTTGCCGCTCTTGCCGGCAGGCGCTTCTTCGTTCCAGACCATCATGCTGCGGTCGCAGATGTGGCTCGCGTCATCGATGATGATGGCGCCGTATTGCTTTGCCATCCCGGTGCGGCTGACGTAGTCGAGAAGGGCGACCAACTCGGGCAACGTCTGGGGCGGCTCCGGGTGAACGGCTGGGGTGAAGCCCAGTTCGTTCTGCGCGACCAGCGAGATGGCGCTCGGCACCCCGATGCACAAGGCAGTCGGAAAGGCCGCGAGCACATCGCTGGTCTTCTTCTTCTTGGGTTTACCATAGACCGTGATCATCACGGTCGGATTGTCTGACATGTAGTGGTATCTCCGGCCCTGGGTCGACCCCGTCGCGCGGGCCAGAAACGCGACGAGGCCTTTGGTTCAATAGGTCAAGCTCGGGGTCCGAGCGAACAGAGGTCGAGCCCGGCACAGGCTCCGTACCGCCCATAACAGGACAGCTCGTTCTGCGCCTTGGGCCACTCCCATGGATCGGTCGTCAAGTCCAGCTGCGCGATCTGGTGCTCCGCCCACCAAAGCCACTGCGCAAAGTGCGCGTCGCGGTGCGGGGTCGACGGCACCTGCTCACGCGCAACATGACCGGGCTGCGTCGAACTGATGAGGTTGAGGGTCAGGCCCCCGAAGGCATCGCCGTACAGTTGCTTGCCCATGATGCGAAATGCGGCGAACCCGCCGTCAATCGCGTAGGCCGAGGCGCTGCTCTTCGCGTTGACCGCCGCTTGATGCTTATGGTCCCAGACGAAGTAGCGACCGGACTTGTCGCGCGTTACGAGGTCGATGCGGCGGGTGAGCGTGATTGGACGTCCGTGCTCCGCGTGGTCAGGCATGCACAGCGGCGTCACCTCGATGCAGGCTCCATCGAGGCTCCGCCACTCGCCGCCCTTCTCTTCGCCAACCCATAAGCCGAACTGGTCGCGCAGCTTTCCCAGCACCGCGGTGACCGGGGCCTCGACGGCGATCACATCGCCGGGCGGCTCGGGGAACTTCGCCAGATAGGCGTGGAACACCTTCAGCATCTGGGGCAGAAGCTCCGAGCTTCCATACTTGTCGCACCACGCAGCTGCGGCATCCTCGGGTTCCATGAAGACAGACGGGTCGGTGTAGTGCGTCTCGTCCACCACCACGCCCTGCGGCTGCGCCGCACCCCAGATGGCGTGCAGGTGCGCTTGCAGCGTGTGGCCCAGACTTCCCTTGGCGAGTGCCGTGATGGGCGGCGCCAGCGACGGACAGCCGCCCTCCTCGACGGGCCGGTCGCCCAGCCGGTAGAGGTAGGAGAACAGCTGCGGGCACTTGGCGAAGTTGCCGATGCGACTCCAGCCGCGGCTCGACTTCCCCGCGTCAATCAGCATCTTGGTCATTCGCCATCATCCTCTTGGTCGAAGACGACCAGCTTCGAGACAACATCGTCCACGAGGGCCTCACGGTCCTCCATCCCCAGGAGCTTCTCGCCCATGCCGGCCAACTCGTCAGCGGCGAGGAACTGCTCAATCGGACCGAACTTGTCGGTTAAGATCTCCACGACCCGTTCGTCATAGGTCGCAGACGCGACGACGACCTTCAGCAGCGTGGCGCGGCCGCCATGACGGTCGAACCGCCCACGCCACTGAAGGAAGTCGCCGGGCTTCCAGGGAAGCATCGCGAAGATGGCGAGGTCTGCGGTTTGCATGCCGTCAACAGCGATCCCGAACGCCTGACCGGTGCCGATAAGGCAGCACGGTCCTTGGCTGTTCCGGAATCCATCGATCATGTCGTTGCGCTCGGTTTCGCTTACGCCACCGTGCCCAACCCAGATCGTGGCACTCCGCGCCTCGTCACCGGTCGAGACGGTCTTTCGGATCGCCTCTCCCCAGCGCTCAGCTTCCCGGCGACGTGCGGTGAACACGATGACCTTGCCGCCACCCTTCAACCCCTCAAGGGCTTCAGAGACGACATAGCCGCGCTTTCGACTGCACGCCTCCGCAAGACGCGCCTCGATGAGGCGTTCTCGCGCCGGCACATCTTCATATTCCCCTCGAGCCTGACGTGCAAGCTGTTTGATAGCTTGATCGAAGGTTTGTGCATCGTCGTAGCGCTCGGCCTTGTCCTGCGCCAAGACGGGCAGGTAGACCACCTGAACGCGCGTCGGAGGCAGGCTGGAGTGGCTCTCGGTGTAGGACACCTCGTGCGTGAAGAACGAGCACCGTTGGCGCAACTCGTCGATGTTGCTGCTGCCCTTGTCGTCCATGCCGCCGTATGGATTCGTCGTGGCGTCGCAGTAGCGCTCCGCGAAGCGACGGTAGCTGTGCGCGAACCCGCCCGGCGTCAGCAGGTCCAGCTGCGACCAGAGCCGGCGCGGCCGTCCGTCGTCCAGCGGCGTCGCCGTAAGGCCGATGCGCAGTGCAAGGCTCGGCAGACGGCTCACGTCCATGATGGCCACCGACCACGCGTCCTTGTCGCCAGAAGCCGTCAGGCGGCGGCTGAAGCCCACCGTACCGTCCGTCTGCTGAACCGCCTTCCAGCGCTTGCTCTGCCCGTGGATGTGCAACTCATCCAAGATGAGCACATCCGGCTGGAGCCGCTTGATGAACTCGAGGTTGTCGTTGAGGCTCTCGGCCCCGACCACCACGAACCGGCGCTGCCCCGTCGTCGCGCAGTGCTGCACGTACTGGTCCCAGTTCATATCTGACTTGCGACGCTCGCTGTCAGGAAGCAGCCGCCAAGGCAGGATATTCGTGTACTGTTGAGTTTGTGTCCACCAGACGTGGCGCGCTTTGGCGGGACAGATTACGAGGATCGTGCCCGGTCGTGTGAGTGCGTCTATGAGGGCACCGACGGTCTTGCCGCTGCCGCAGGGCCAGATGTTCATGACCCACGGGCGCGACTCGGCCCAGGCCGCGCTGCGCTTCTGGTACGGCGTCGCCATCTCGGCGACGTGCGGCTTTAGCTCGCGGCGCGCCACCTCGGACTTGAGGATGCCGGCCCCGATGTCCACCATGCGAGCGAGCGCGCCGGCATCTTCTGGCCACGGGCCGATGGTGTCCGCACCACCAGAGGCGCGCGTCGACCAGTTGGTGATGCCCCAGCCAGAGAGGAAGTGCTCCACCATAAACGCGGCATGCGCCGGGGCGTACACGTCGATGTGCGACGGCTCGCCGTCGGTGGGCCACTCGTTCTTCGTCAGCCGGTACTTCTTACGGCCGCGGACGGCCCAGGCGAGAACGCCGGGGATGTGTTGCTCCAGCGCAATCGCGTGGGCAGAAAGCTGCGGATCGTGCAGCGTGTAGAGATAGTGGGGCTGGTCCCACATGGGGGCTCCGGGTTGGTCGCCTCCTACATAGCTGGGCCTTACCGGAGCGTCAAGGAAAGTTGACGGTGCGGTAGGGGTGCGCTAAGCTCTTTGGGCATGGCAGGATTCTGCCATCGGAGGCTTTATGCACACGGCGACGGCGCCCACGAGCGTCATCAATCCGGCGACTGATCCTTTCATTCTCTTTGTTGAACTGCACCGCAAGACCCGCCATTGGTCCTTTGCGGAGTTGGCGCGCCGCGGCGGGCTTACTCAGCCCGAGGTGTCGCGCGTCATCAACGGCATCCGCATGCCGACTCTACGGCATGTCAAGGGGCTCGCGATTGCGTTCTCGTCTACGCCTTCTGGCGCGGTCAGCGAACCGGCCAGCCCCGCGGAGTGGGTGGCAAAGCTTGTCGACCTTGCCGAGGATGCCCGCGTCAGCGTGCGCGAGAAGCACGAAGATTAGTCGCTCTGCGCTACGTCAATGCGAGGCTTCAGGCTGTCGCACAGCGCGTAAGTGACGGCGATTTGCTGGCCTTTGTAGGCCTGCTCAATCGCCTTCATCCGCGGCGCGGCCCAGGCCTTTGCGTCCATGTCGCAGGGCGCACGCACGGTTGCCTTTACACCCGCAATCGGCGGATCGACCTCTTCGATGCCGAACCGAAAGCACATGCCCGGCCCAAGCTTGCAGTTCTGCAACACGTCGAGGCCGTAGCACTCCCCCTTCACGAGGATGCAGTCTTCCCGGTCCCAGCGCGGACGAACCTCGTCGGCCGCGAGAAGCAGCAGGAGGAAGAGGCTCATCACTTCTCCTTACTTTGGAAAGGCACGGCTACAGGTCCTCAATCCAGACGAACGCAGCCGTAACATCCGAGGCATTCACACTGGTTCCAGTAAGCGTAAGCGTCTCTCCGGGCTGCAAAGACAAGACGAGGTCGGACAGTGCTTCCGTCACGTTCGCTGTCTTTGCGGCGCTGAACGCATACACCAGCGTACCGCCCGTAGACGCCGTGGCGCTGAAGTCGTAGCTCGCGCTCGATGCAGCGCCGACAGCCACCCACTTTGCTGCGGTGAGCGTAGAGTTTTTATATACCTTGAACGCTACGGACTTCGTTCCGTCGCAAGCAATGGAGATGCGGTCTACCTGAACTTGAACAGTACTGAGCCGGTTCGCGTATACCGTAGATGCGCGAATCGTCAGAATGGGCGTTTCGGTGCCGGCACCACAAGTGGCCGTAGAAACGGCCGAGAACTGGGTGAGCGGCATGAGAATCGGGCCTTCGATAAACGCGCCACCAGACGCGCCCCGCAGCGTCACCGAGGTCGCCGTTCCGGTGTTGCGGCTCTCCCACGTCAGGTAAAGATTCGGATTCCGCAGGTTGGTGCTGGTGCGCGCGTTCGCGTTCTGGATGACGTGAACGAGCGTGAGCCGGCCTGTCAGCGGATTCTCGATGTAGAAGAACGCGTCTCCATACCCGAGATACTGGAACTGCACCGCGAAAACATTGCCCTTCGTCGTGTCTATCGAGGCGCCGGAAGGGCCGGAGCCGTTGAACGGGTCTTTATTCCAGCTCGCCTGCGGGATGAACGTCTCGGTTGCCGCTGCGCCCGTCGTCAAAATGGCAAACGTAGCGGCCGTTCCCGTTGCGCCTGCGTTGAATGTGCTGGCTCCCGCCGTGCCGGGGAGACGGCGCGTGAAGTACACGACATTCGCGACCGCCTGCGCAGTCCATCCACCTGCGACTTGCGAGTAGTCGGCCGCCGCAATCTCGGATGCAGTAATCGAGGTGTTGCCAGAGACGGTCACGGCTACAAGGACGCCCGGCCCGCCGTCCAGCGTGACCGTGACGTTTCCACCAACTGCGGGAGCGCCCGTCACCGTCAGCGTTTGAACCTCAACGGTTGCCGCTTCGGTGTACAGGATACCGAAGCTCGTGCCGTTGTAGCCAAACTGGTAGCCGCCTTCGATGTTGTACGGCCCAGCCATTTGCCGATTGCCCGAAGAACCGGCTGTAAAGCGCGCGGTCCACCGAACATTCGTGGCTTGACCTGGACGATACTTTGCGACGCGCTTGGAGAAGACGCGCGCGTAGCCCGTCGTCGTCGTGCCGCTGGCGAGGACGACCTCGCCGTTCACGACGGAGGCAGAAGCAGCCGTGCCGTAAACGTAGCTCGTGACCACTTGCGGGTTAAGCGCGTAGACGAACGCCACCTGCGACGACGGCTGGGGGGTCGACGTCAGGACCTCACCAAACCCCGTGAGGGGCGACTCCAGAGAGATGTCTGGAATGCCCGGAATCGCGGGGTACTTTGTTTGTCCTGACGTCGGCATAGTTGGCCTCTAACGCAAGTGTACTACGGTTTCCACTCGCTGTACTTGACGCCGTTGAAGACCAGCTTCTGACCACAGTCCTTGGACGCCCGGTAGGGAGCGCCCAAGGAGATATGGATCCACGTCGGCGGCTTGTCGGGGCTGCGTCCCTCCAAAATCACCTGTCCGAAAGGGAGGTTGGACTCGGTGCAGATCCACTTCATGACCTGATCGAGAGTCGCACCAGGACAATGAAAATCGCAAGCTTCGCCCTTCATATGTTGCGATGTCTTGCTTCCGCCAATGGCGGCATTGACGGCGGGGCCACGGAATCCGCTGTGGACGGAGACCGGGCCGAACCGCGCACGAATGGGCTCCATGAGCGTCGCGCACAACTCGGTGAGCGGCTTCATCACGGCCTTGGCTTCTTCACGATTGACGGCCTGGAGCGAGGATTGCCCGGTCTTGGTCATTTCCTCAAACGTAAAGTGGGGAGACAAGTTCATGGTAGCTCCTACTTCCCGGCCTTCATGGCCTTGACGGTCTTCTCAATCTTGATGAGGCGAGAATCCAGTTCTTCGGTCGAGGGGCTGTCGCCGTCGATAGAAAGACTGGAAGTCTTCTTGTCGAGTTTAGAGAGCTTCGCTTCCACAGCGGCAAGCTTGGCATCAAGCTCGGTGTGCTTCACGATGCACGGCGGCGGAGATTGGGAGGGAGATTGAGACTTCATCTCCAACTCTTTCATCTTCATTTCGTGCGTCATCTCGGCTTTCTTGTTATAAAACTTCCACGCCGTTCCTCCGCCCAAAATAGCGACACCGGCAAGCACGATGATTGCAATGGGGTTGTCCCCGCCCAGCTTGGCGAGGTCCAAAGGATTCGCGTCGGTGGGGGCAGGAGCCGGAACTTCGGTGTGCGCGGTCAGCTCGGGTCCTTTGACGGGGGTGGCTTGGGCCGCGGGAGCGGCAGGCGCTTCCACCGGCGACTCTTGCGCAGCCACCGGAGCAGCTGCGGGAGGAGCTTCATGATTGGGAGGGAGAGAAACGGGATCCATTTTCGTGTCCTCATAGTAGAAACTCAGTGTTGCCCGCGGATCGATTGAGCACGCAGACAACGGAAATACGCCCCCACTCGGGAGCGTAAGGTTTCCGGCACGAACCTCGCCGACCTCGCCGGCACGTAGTTCGCACTCCATCAAGGCGCCGTAGCGGCGGCAGGCACACTCGTGGGAGCGCCGGTCAACACCTGCGTCGTAGCGTCTCCCGCTACACGGGGGTCAACACCTTTCAACATTGCGACTACAACCACCAGAAATACGATCAAGGCCATCGTCTGCCAGCGGAAAATCCGCAGCTCTTTGATGACGTCTTGGTGGATGTTCTGCAACGTCTGCACCAGCGCGGCCTCAAGTGGAGTGAGGCCATCAGGCATAGAGGGCGCAAGTTTCGGAGCCAT